TTTAAAGCATGCGTAGTCATTTTGGTCAACCAATCGCCCAAATCAACATAAGAAACATAAGGCAAAGAAGTTGAAATATTCGATGCCTCAGTTGAACTACTAGCAAACTTAGAAATATTCTGTCCAGCATCACCTTTGGTCAGATTATTGACCTGCTGCTCGAAATACTTCCAAAGGGACTGGAAAGGGACAAAATAGTACTGAATATTTTCACGAATACGAGTAAACGCATCGGTGTTAAGGGCAGCGGTACGAGTTTTACCATTGTATCCAATTTTAAACGTCTCATTAGGGTTAACCCACTGAGTAAATACAGGCAGCAATTCGCCAACTTGTGCGGTAAACATGTGACGATGAGACAAATCGAAAGCATTACGATTTACCTTATTCTTAAGGCGGTGCATACCTAAAACTTTATTAGCCATAATAATTAATTTTTATAAGAATCAACAACATCACGGTGTTTAATGTTTTCAATAAAAGCCATATTAGCCTTTTGTACTTGATACTGAAATATAGACCGTGTTTTTAAACTATTAAAATCATAAGTTCCAGTATAAGGAGACATACTCGCATAATTTTCATATGCAAATAGTTTGTCATTTTCCAAATTTTGGAAATACTGAACCAAGTTTTGATAATCCTTCCAAGCTATGAAGTCGAAACGTAACTTAAGACATTCATAAAAATCCAAACCTAGATAGGCGGATAACGAATAGTGATGAAATGCAGCATAAAGCAACGATTTTAAAGGGTTAACAGAATCGGAACTATTATAAATCGGTTTAGCAAAAGTTTCTGCATACCAATGAATAGCACGAAACTGATAATTGAATTTATATAACTCAGTAGTGGAAGGCTTAAGCAACCACATTAAGAACTCTCTTACTTGGCCGTCATCATAGATTTCGCCTTTGGAAGAGAAGAAACGTCGGGCAACGTATACAACCGAACGAAATAAGGAAGAAGTTTGCTCACAAGTAAATGAGGGAGAACCTGTAAATCTAACGGCAAATTGAGAGTAATACGCATCGGACATGGAAACAGGGCGTCGAACTCCTTTCTTGTTAACGACATAATCAGTTGTAAGTGTTTCGAAATCTCTAGAGGTAAGTAATTCTTTAACCTCGTTTCGGTTCTTACTTCCCAATAAAATGGAGTGAAAGGACCTTTGTGGAAACTTGTCAAGAACTCTAGGGAAGTCAGAATGCTGTGTAAGATACTTACTAACATACTCTTGCATGTTGCCATCTGTAACCTTTGAAGTCGTATCACCGTAGACCCATAAATCAGCCAAATCGAGTTTAACACAAATTTCTCGGGGATTTTCTTTGGTTGACTGGGGCAAAGTTCGAACAATCCTAAAATCTGCTCTCGCTCTAGGCGAGTCATGGAATAATAGGAGATGATAATGCGGACGGAAGGACTGGGAGCCGTACTCGCAAATAACGTAGTACCGTATAAATTCACCATATTCTTTTAAAAACCATTTTCTTAAACGACCTATATATTTTCTAATATCATCATACCATAGCACAGGAATAACAGAGTTATTTCGAATACCACGAGAACGAGAAGGAAACCTACTATAATACTTATCAATACGAGAATAATAATCACGCAACATAGCAGCAGTATCAATAGTAGAAAAATCTGTAAGTTGAAAAGATTTTGAAATTTTATCCTCTACAAAATAGAAACTTTTAGTTTTCCTATTATACTTTTTAATAACACGATTAGGAATGCGTAAAGCATAACCGAAAGGGTAAAGATAAGAAGTATCGATGTAGGGTAAATGTAAATCATCATACGTAACAGTAATAAATTCAACATACTTATGTTTAGATGCTTCAACCTCTAATATCTTACAAAGATGTTCCTGAGCAGCAACACGGCATTGAATACAATTGTGGCAACCAACAAGCGTCAAACCATGTCGACCAACAACTGGCACGGGATTATTGCAACGAGGAAAGAGAGCCATAATTATTTACTAAATAAATTACCATTATAACAACTCAGAATAGTTTTCTGGGTAACACGACCACCACTTTTTGAAAAATCTAAAGGACAATAAAGTTCAATAGTTTTCAAAGTTTCAGCCAAAAAAGGTTGAGATGTACCGCTACAGTAGGCTTGTTTACGCTGAATCTCTCGAATAACCTTTAAGGCAGTCAAATAATCTTTAGCAGTCATAAGCAAAAACTAGATACGTTTATACCATTGATAATCATGTTCCCAAGAAACAGGAGAAGTTGTCATACTAGAAACAACAACTACAGAAGGCAAAAACAGACAAAGAAATTCGTCAATCTTACCATACTTAACAACGTACTGAACACCGTCAACCTCAACAATGAAACAGCGATTATAGATTCTATTCATAAGAATAATTTTTAGAACGGACAAAGCCGTTATGTTTAACAATTGTGGTATCAACTGATACAATAGTAGTCCGACCACGAGAAACTACATTGTGAGACGTACTGCAAGATGTCATAGTAGAGACACCAAAATAAGCAGCTATCAAACCAAGCGCATACAAAGCAACTTTGATGATAATTTTTACTATATCACTTTTCATGGCGCAAAGATAAGAAAAAATATTTGTAACTACCAAATTTGTTAACATAATTTAGGATATAATTACTAAGGAACAAAAGTGCAGAAACTAGGAATAGTGTATTCCCACTTTTGCCTACCCATAACAAGAGAGTAGGAATTTTCAGAGAAAATTTTCATAAAAAGGTAGTTATCAGGTAGTTACAACTTTTCCGCGCAAAGCTAAGGTTTTTCTAACAGACAAACCAAAATAAGATATCTGTTTAGTTAAATTGCGTACGTACGTATAAAATGCGCACGCACACAAAAACAAAACAGATACATTAAGAGAATAATATAAATTTTTATTATTTCATAAGAAAAATATGGATTTTTACGGAAGGTATTTATGTTGGATGAGAATTATCTGAAACGTGTTTGCATTATTTAACGTACAATTAGCAGATATTTAACTAAGTCATCAGGTAGTATCAGACAAGATTCGTACAGATGTAAGAGTAGGCAGTTTGTATTGTCATAAGAGCAACGAAAAGGGCGCAAGGGATAACCTTTGCGCCCAATTTGTTATTTGTAGCCAGTAGGACTATAATTAGGGTTTTCACGATAAGCATCGAGCCAAGATTTCCCACTGGGAGGTGGTGTAGGTCCTCCAGCAGAAGAAGAACCTTTACTAAACCTAGGCTTAGGTGTGAAATTACTAATACCATCAGAAACGTTTTTAAACATACGTGTGACGCTTTCACCACGTTCAAAGATTTTATCAGTATCATAGCTATCAACACGCTTATTAGTATAAGAAGTTTCTGATTTATACATACCACTCAGAGAACGTATCAAATCGGGCTCTTCCATCAACTTGTTTAAAGACCACTCGTTTTGCTGAATATTCAAATCCAACAAATGCCTATAAGGTGTTTTACGAAGAATGCTTTCAGCTTTACCAAGAGGCATTTTACCGAGCATGAAATCAGTATAATAGCGTTGCATATCATTTGACATATTCTGTCCAGAAGTCAAAGAGCCATAATATCCGCCTAACTGTTTTAAGTAACTAGCATTGGCATTTGCATTAGTAAGAGCGGCACGACCTTGCATTAAAGCGGCTTGACCTTGAACAGTTGCAGCATGTGCAAACGTCTGCTGAATAGATAACCACCTTCCATAATTTTCAGTTTGTTTAAGGGTATATTTACCCGCAGCAATATCACGAAAGGCAGATGCATAAAAAGACATAGTTTGAGCAACGTTCTTTTCAACCTCTTGTGGCATAACATGGTAAAGACTAAAAGCCTTCAATCGGGCATCATACATAGCATCGAAACCTTGCCAGTTTGCCAACTCTGCTTTGAATTGTTCTTGCAATAACCTATTCTGATAGGTATCCATAGCAAACTTATAGGTCATTTTCTGCATATCAGTTTGAGATTCCATAAGCCCTTTTTGAGCCAAATTAACACCCTCAATAGACTTATTTACATTTTCCTGAGATTTCTGCAAAGAAACAGACGCATCAACGGAACGTGTAGTATTATAAGCAGCCAAACCACGATTAGCAGCATCACCAACAAATGAATAATCAGTAGGCATCATTTGAGCAGATTCGGCAGCAGTAGCAGTAGCACCACTACCAACATTTCCACTGGCAGAAACATCACCTAAAAGAGAATTAAGACCTGCTGCACGCATATCATTAGCCTTTGCAGAAGATGTGCCAAACATACGATACATCAGTTCTTGCCAATCACGATTTTTCTTAGATTCCTCAGCATTAAAGCGATTCTGTTCTTGCATGATACGATAGTTCATCTCATTAACCTTCTTGGTATTGTGACTACCAAAAAGACCACCAAGTAACGAACTAGCCATACCAAGAGCACCACCAACTAAGGCGCCAGGAACACCACCAACTAAAGAACCACCAGCAGCACCACCAGCAGCAGAAGTTAAAGCGGTACACTTTTTTAAACGAAAAGGAGCACCGCCAAAAGCGGCAGTACTCCTTAAAATTATATTAGACAACATAGGCAAAACTACTTAAAGATATCCATTAAACGAGACTGAAAATCAGCATTTTCTTTCTCAGCCTTTTCTTTTTCCGCTTTCTCCTTAAGAGCAGCAGCAGCCTTATCACGAACTTCTTTATCCTTAGCGGCAAGTTCTTTAAGATAAGACATTTTTTCGCTAGCCGTCTGAACATAGCGAGAAGGACAAGAGTTGATAAGTTCATCATCAGTCAAAGAGCCAAATGTTTCTTCGAACTCAGAACGAAAATTAGATGAATCAATCATAGGCTGCAAAGATTCCCTAATTTCTCGCAACGTCTGAGCATCGGCACGCATATTATCTATGCGCTGCAACAAAGAAACATCAGTATGAAAAGATGTACGCAAAGGATTATTCTTATCATCAACAGATGTTACTTCATGTTGTACCTCCTCATAAACGGGAGGTACATAGACAACTTTATTTTTAGCTTTCATAATCAGACAAATTTAATTTATTTTGAATAAGGCAAACCGTACATACTAAATGGACGGACCGCAACGCAAGTGTTAACACTACCAATGAGCAACTTATCATCATTTACTGTACCCGACCATTGGTTAACAAAGATAGGGTAAAGCAAAGAAGGACGGCACTTAAACAGGTCATCAATGCTACCATAATTAGCAAGAGAAATGCTACCTAAATTACGGCGCCAACGAGCGAGAAAAGACTGGTCATAACCAGTAACCCAACTACTATAAGCACCACAGAAACCACCTTCGAAGTAATCACGAGCACTCTTAAGTTCAGCGTAACGTGGGGCATAGCCATAAGTAACAGCCATATCCAAAGAATAAGGCTGAGCGTTAGGTAATGGAACAACCTTTTTACAGGTACCCATTAAAGGCGCAGATAATTCACAACGGAATTGTGTCTGCATACCAATGCTATCTAATTCCGGAATAGGAAAATCGGTAGCATCAGACTTGAACAAATTACGGTCAATACCAACATGAGCATAATCAAGCTGAGGAACTGCACGGTAAATTCCAATAATCATGCCATAAGTGGTAGCAGTAAACTTGCAACCGGCAGACAGATCACCTACACCAATAGCCTTAATATCAGGTTGACCACCATCAAGGAAATTAGTATTTACCTGCGGATTAATGCTCAAAGTTTTATCATCACCACCAATAAAAATTGAGGTGCGTGCATCAACCTTAGGCTTAATACCAAAGTGTGCCAAAACCTGATTAGCAAAATCAGGGTCATTACTATTCTGTATCTCCTTATATTTCTGTAAAGCGGTAGCAGAACGCAGAGCAGAAATTTTCAAGGAAGAACCCGCAGCAGAAAGTTTACCTTTAAAACCGAGAAGAACATCACCAGTAGAAGAGGAACGAATCCAAGTTGCGTATGAACCATCAGTAGGTACAGGAGCTGCATCAGCTTTAACCAGAGTATCATCAGGAGTGTGGGACGCAGAACCAAAAAGAACACCCTTTGAAGGATCAGCAGAATCTTTAACAATATAAGTTGCGTCAGTATTATCCAAACCAATAGGTACAGCAGACTCATCACCATATTGAGCACGAGGAAGAACCGAAGTAAAATAATCGATAGGAAGGTTAGAATTTTCCAAATCAATTATAGTAGTCATCAACTGAGTGAACGAACTGGAAGATATAAACGTTTTAGCGTTCATATTATCAGTAGGGGTCAAATAGTCAATGTTACAAGTCCACGGCTCAAAAGGCTGCCATTTCTCATTCCTGTAATGGTCGTTACAGATCTTATGATAAGCCAACAAAGGCAAAATCGAAAGATTAGGACTATTTAAAATAGTTGATTCAGTAGCATCAAATCTGATAAAATAATCAGATAAAGAAAATTCACCAGTACTCCATTTGTTACCATCGGCAAGATATTGCTCAGCCATAGCATAGATATCATACTGAATAACAGTATCAAAATTGCCATAACCTAAAGCCATAAGCAATTTAGCAGCACGACAATAACGATAACCGTCGCAAACAAAAACATCAGAATAATCAGAACTAGAATCGCAAAACTCCTTAAAACCTAATGCAGAACGATCTTCCAAGGAAGGATGAGAAACAAAATAACCACTACAAGCATTTAAGGCATGCGTAGTCATTTTGGTCAACCAATCGCCCAAATCAACATAAGAAACATAA